AGTTGGATCCGTGGCGGTGGCAACAAAGTTAAGCTCAACCGTATGGCTTTTAACTGGCGACCTTGAATGATAAATTTACTGACAAGGGTTCTCTCCGCTGTTCCGGTAAAAGTTTTCGGTGAAACGTGGACCGCAAGAGACAGTAATCGGCGTTGGGCAAAAATTGCAATGTCTGGAGGCGGACAATACCAAATTGCATACACCGACTCAATTGGCACCGGAGCCAATCAGCTTTACGTTTCAAGCGACTACGGCAGCACCTGGACGGCAAAGGAATCCCCGAGAGTCTGGTCCGACATAAAGCTAAGTTTTGATGGGGAAATTCAGGTTGCTTTAGAAAATAACCCAACATCCGGGCAAATTTATATTTCTTATGATTTCGGGAACACGTGGGAGGCAAAGGGCCCAACCATTGAACAGTTTTTTACTTACGATTTTAAATTTGCTGGCATGTCTTCTGATGGGCAAATAATTACAGCGCTTACAGATGGATTTATGCACCGCTCCGTGGATTCAGGGAACACTTGGACCCGTTTTTTAAATGGACCGTGGGAGGTTGGAGCCGGAGCATTTTCTGGAGTGGCAATGTCTTTAAGCGGCCAGCGACAAATTGTTGGCACCAACACTTACGTTTTTACTTCTGATAATTACGGATCGAGTTGGACAACCGCACTTTCTCGACGGGATATTTCGCAACCCGTAGTTTCTGCAACTGCTCAAATTCAAATGCTTTTCTGCAAAGAGACGCAATTTCAACCTCTTCCACAAATCAACGTTTCCGTGGATTTTGGCGCTACATGGGCGAAAAAAGAATTTATCACGACCAGAGACTGGAGGAAGCTTGCTATATCAGCCGACGGAACGCGAGCGGCTGGAATTGTTGGAGGCAATCAAATTTTTGTCTCAAGCAACACCGGCAACACTTGGGTAAGTAAACTCACGGCAACCGTAACAGGAACGCTCTTTTTGCTTGAAATGTCTTCAAGCGGCAAAAATATAATTGCTGCCAGCAACCAGCAAATTTATGTATCCACGGACTTTGGTGAAAATTGGGCGCTTAAATACTCGGGGCAAATAATTACCGACGCAAAAATTGCATCTGACGGAACGCGCGGCAGCGCGACGCTGACTACTGAGAAAATTTACACTACCCAGAGAACTCGACTAATTTGACACCCTCCACGTTTTTATGCCGCTCACAAAAGTTTCCAGTCCGATGATGAAAGAAACGGGGATCACCGCCGGAACTTACGGCGGGGTTACCTTTGACGCCGCGGGACGCGCTACGGCGGCGCCTGGGCCGTTTGGGGGCGCAAGTCCAAATATTCAAATATTTACATCTAGTGGAACTTGGACAAAACCTGTAGGAGCAAAGCAAGTGATAGTAGAGTGCGTTGCGGGTGGAGGAGGTGGCGGATATGGGTTTAGAGGAACTGCAGGTACAGCTTTGTATGGTGGAAGCGGTGGTGGCGGCGGTGGATTTACGCGTGCGCTTTTTGATGCTTCTCATTTAACAGACAGCTCATATACAGTTGCAATAGGCGCAGGTGGTACGGGTGGGGTATTTGCCACATCTACCAACGCAACGCTAGGTGCAACTACCTTTTTATCTGGTACTGCGCTGGGTAGAATTGCTGGGGCAAATGGTGGTGGTACAGTTGCTGGCAACGGTGGTACAACAGCACCTTCATCTGGATCTGCTGGAGCACCAGCGGGAAATACAGGTGGTACTGGCAGCATTACGGGAATTCCTACTACTGGTAGCGGGACTAACTTAGGACCATCTTCTGGTGGTGCAGGTGGCGGTATGACCGCCGCGGCTGTAGTAGGGTCTTTAGGAAGCCCTGCAAATGTCTTCAGCGGTAGCTCAGGGGGCAACAATCCAAATATTGCAAGTGCAAGTCCTGGTGGAGCTGCTTCTGCTACAAGCAATGGAGGTTCTCCTGTATCTGCTGGAACAAGAAGCCTTGCTTCAATGTTGATTAACGGTGCAGGGGGCGGCGGTGGTGGCGCAAGTTCATTTGCTACCGGTAGCGGCGGAAATGGAGCAAATGGATCTGGTTACGGTACTGGTGGCGGTGGTGGTGGATCTACCATTGGTAGCGGAAATGGTGGTAATGGTGGCAACGGAGGACCTGGAATTATGATTATTACAACTTATTTTTAAACATGAAATACGCACTCATCGAAACCGCAACTGGCCGCGTTGATAATGTTATCATCTGGGATGGGGAGGCGTATTTTCCAGCGCCAGAAGGTTACGAGCTTATCGCGCTTGGAGATGTTATTTGCGACATTGATTGGATTTACGCTAACGGCACCTTTACCGCACCAACCGAATGAGTTGTCCTCCGTCCTTAAAAACCGTTTGCGTTGAAATCCTCGAGGGACAGCGCGGTCCGCAGGGATTGGTCGGCGCTACGGGGCAGCAGGGCGTTCAGGGCCCAACCGGAGCAAGCGGCTTATCGATCAAGGGTGACACCGGCGAGGCATCAACCGTTGCGGGGCCTACGGGCGCCACAGGTCCCGCTGGAGCATCCATCAAGGGCGATACGGGCGAACGCGGAGAGAAGGGGTCCACCGGACAGCAGGGAATTCAAGGCATCCAAGGAGTGCAGGGCATCCAGGGCGAAGTCGGAGCGACGGGTGCCTCGGGAGCACAAGGCAGTACGGGGCCCGTCGGGGCGAGCGGACTTTCAGTCGTCGGAGAAACGGGTGCCACGGGACCTCAGGGGGAGCAGGGCCCCAGCGGCGTCCCATCGACCGTCCCGGGACCCAAGGGCGACACCGGCGAAGCATCGACTGTAGCAGGCCCGACCGGAGCGACGGGTCCAATGCCTTACAACTACCGCGGCGCATGGGACAACTTTGCGTCCTACTCCCTTTACGACGCGGTGACACACCTCGGATCGCTTTGGTGGTTACCAGCAACGGGGGGATGGACCGTTGGGGGAGCGCCTCCGGGATATAATTGGGAATTGCTAGTTTCAGCCGGAGCCACGGGCGCTACTGGAGCAGATTCAACCGTATCGGGACCCCAAGGCAGCACGGGCGCCACAGGACCCGCATCAACCGTATCGGGGCCACAAGGAGCGACGGGCGCCACGGGTGCAGCGTCGACTGTATCGGGACCTCAGGGAAGTACGGGAGCGACGGGTCCGGCCGGCGTTGCAGATAAATATTACGGGACCTCAATAACCACGTTGACCGTTAGCAACGGGACAAAAACGCTAACAACCCAGTCAGGACTTTCCTATTCATTCGGGCAACCCGTCACCATTGCATACCCCGGCAACGGCGAGCACATGCACGGGGTGGTTACGTCCTATAATCAAACGAGCGGAGTTTTAGTTGCGGACATTTCCCATCACACCGGCAACAACACGTGGTCAAATTGGATCGTGAACCTTGAGGGAGTTGCGGGAGTTGCGGGAGCTACAGGCGCTACGGGCGCCACCGGACCAGTAGCGACGCCGACCTTTGCGTGGGACCTTACGACCTCAAGCGGGATTGCACTCAGCACGCTTTCAATCAACGGCTTTTCGACCGCTGATATTCCAGCGCTTTACCACGTTTCCATCGATGGCGTAAACCAGCACTCGGACGCTTACACGCTCACGGGCGGGATCCTGACCTTTTCGGAGACGGTTGACGCGGCGGCGCAGGTAGAAGTCAAAAGACCCAAACTCGTATGAACTACATCCTTGATCGACTGAAAGAGCCTTCAACCTGGCGCGGCATCCTAGCAATGATCACCGCGGTCGGCGTCAAGCTGCATCCCGAATTGCAAGAAGCCATCATTTCCGCCGGGCTCGCGCTCATCGGCATGGTGAACATCTTCCGTAAGGAGTCGTGATCGTTCCGCTAGTTAAAGCGCTGCAATATTTGCTCGAGTTAAAAGCGGTTCGGGCGCGGTGGGACCTTGAGCGGGAGATTGAAAACTATGTCCAGCACGTCGAAAACCTCATTGCAGCAAAACGCGACGCTGGCGATCACGCTGGCGCTGATTTGTTGCGTCACAAGCTGCTCCGGTCCTCGGGCGTTGCCATCCCTAAACAACCAGATTTTGCGACTGAGGTCCGGGGAGAGATACGCGGCACAGGCGGATGAAACGTGGCATTCCGACGGGCGTTTTCGTGCGCTCGAGCAGGAACTGATCAATGCAACCGCAGCGCTTAAACAAAGTCAAAATCGATGAATCTAAAAGACGCGGGGATCGATCTGGGTTTAGCCATCGCTGGTTTGTTCGGGTCGATCCTAATGAGCAGCAAACAAGCGGGGGCGAATCTGCCGCGTGCGATTGCGTCACTTGTTGGAGGGGCGGCATCTGCGAATTATGTCACGCCCCTACTGCTAAAGATCGCGCACCTTGAAGGGGAACCGCAGTACGGTTACGCGGCGGGATTCTTGCTAGGATTCTGCGGACTTCGAGCGGTTGAAACACTTAGCGAAAAACTAATCCCATCAAATGAACCTCAGTCCGCTGGTCCTCGCAAACGCGCTCGCAAATAGCGTCCTCGCCATTTCGGCGATTCACCTTTGGCTCAAAATCTTTGGGCACAATGACTCTCCGATCTACCGGCACAAATATGCGGCTCACCTTTGCAAATTGGCAACGACCGTGACAATTTGCGGATCTGTCGCAAACATCTTTGCGCATGAACCGCCACCAATCACCGAATTTATTCTCAACCTCGGCGTCGCGTGCAATT